ACGTGAAACAGGCTCATGGTTCTCAACATAAATGACTGAACCAGACTCTGGGACAAGCTCACCGTTGTATTTATTAGCCACAACAATGGATGCAGACGTAGTTGGGTTACGAAGAATAGTTCCGGCCGCCATATCACCAACAACGCCGGTAACATAGATGTGGGACGCATTGGCGTACGAATGGAAGTAACAAGAGTTCACTTCATCAGCATCAGACAGATACTCGTCAGCAGTAAAGGTAGAGAGCGGGCTAGAGATAGCAATGGAGGAGAGTTGCTTCACAACGCTGAAGTCATTGATGGCGTTGTTGTTGATTTGCATATCAGTGATTACTGCTGTGGAGTATGTCGTTAACCCAATGATGGAATCATTGTTAGCAAAGAATGGAGCTGCGTTTGTTACATACGAATATGTTGGGCCAGATTCAACATGAATAGCCGATGTGTTAGAATAGGAAATGTGCAAGACAGCGGAGTTATCCGTAAATGGGCAGCTTTCCTGCATTACTAGGTGCGTTGCATTGGATGATACGATTGTGGACACAAACCATTCAGACCCGTTAGCCGCACAGACAAAAGCCCGGTCGTGAGGGAAGACATGCGCATCCATAGACAAAAGGGTCGTATTAGTCGACACAATGAACGTGTTTCCAGAGGTAACAGACACGGATCCGGCTTGACGGACTGGGTCAAAGACGATGATGGTTTCGCCCTCGACAAACCCACCATCGCGACCGGCAGTAGCGTTGTTAGAGTATTTGACAGTCGTTAGTTCAACATTTGAGAACATCGGATTTTTGATAATACCAACTTGAGCAAACTGCTGACCAGTTGGAATAACGCCGTTTTCACTACCTGTGATTGTGGTGTTGATCGTGACCCAATGTGCTCCAAGCTCAGTGGTTTGATTAGACCCGTGGCCTCCTCTGGGCGGGATGAGTGGGACCAACACAGCGGTGTTGGATTCAACGGCTACGTTGGATTGTTCGATAACAGCCGAGGCTGTGAAATATCCGGCACCTCGATCAAGCATCTCAACTTGGACGACGCTATTGCCGGTACCCAAAATAGCACGACCGACAGCATTAGTTGTGGCTCTGCCTAGGACGGTGACCTTAGGTGAGATTTCGAAGGTGGATGTGGTATCTGGTAGAATCGTAAATGAGTCGTCTAGGATGACGTAACGAGCAGCACCATTGTTGATGTAGTCGATAACGGTACGGAACTGACCCATACCACGACCGGCTGTGATCTTCATGATGCACCCGGTATAGAACCCGTTCGCAGCAGATGGAGATACGTTGTTAGCTGTTCTCACACCAAAGTATGTCGTGTTACCAAGGTATCCGATGTCAGATCCGAGCGCAAACTCGCCGGCGAAGAAGTTGTTGTAGCCTGACCCGGCCGTTTCAACTTGGATAACATCAATCGCACCACCGACAGCAAAGTCTCTTACCTCAGTGTTCGCAATCAGCGGGACATAGGAGTTCGATGCAAACTTGGTGAAATCGTCAGCGCCAACTGTGTACATATATTTCCACTGATAACCATCAGCGGTTTCATAAAATCCGTCGTACGTCTCAGTATCAGCAGTCTCTACTAGCGAGAATGCAGCAAAGGAAGGAGCTACAGTCGATACAGCGCCGTTGTTATTGTATAGGCATTTGAAGACATTGTAGTTGTCGCCTTCCAGCACGCCGGCATAGAAATTTTCAGATTGCAGGTCTACTGTTCTATGATCGTATTGAGTATAGACGACACCAGTTACCCAGTCGATTCTAGGAATAGATATGCAAACATCAGTCTCAGCGATACGCTTGGCGAAAATCATGTGGTTGTATGTGTCGATATCTGTCACCTGCGCAGAAATCGCCACATCGGGCACGGCTCCGTTTGTCCAAGGAATATGGCGGCCGAAGAACATGTAGTAGAACGCTTTATCCGTCTCAGAGAAACTCTCTAGGAATTGCTCTGCCTGATTTACTTTGAAGCCATCTGTCAATTTAATGAGGGACATTATACCACTTCTATAGTAGACTCAGCGACGCTGAGCGGGGAGAGTACGGTTTCGACGGATAGATACGATGAAAACCCTTTGGTTCCAGCAACGTGGAGGACCTGATCAAACATCTGTTTGTATGTATCTTGTTGAATTGTGGTCTGGATCTCGTACGAGAACTCTTGATAGTAATCATTATCTTGGAAATAGGTCCGGCCAGAAGGAAGTCCGCCATTTGTCAAATAGTAACCTGCGCCGACCCCGTGGGTGTCAGTTGACACAGACGCCAACCCAGATTTGGATGGATCATCCAAAGAGAAGAATGTCAGGGTTTCGCCATCTTCATAACCGTAACCAGAGGTTTCCAAAAGTATACGTTCGACTCTTCCTGCGGCCGCGAAGACCTCTGCACGGATATCCGCATTGAGACCCACGTAGTTGATGAAATCATCATCGTAGTTATTGGCTTTCAAAATCTTAGCCGTGGCACCAGACTGCTCACCGATGATCATGTAGTTGGCCGGATCATGCTCGTAGAAACGCTGATCAACACTAAGTCGATCCACTCGTACGGACACGTCAGGGACAGATGAAATTACCAGGCCTACGATAGGATCCGGACTTAGATAGACAGCTCCAGTTTCCGTGTTAGCAGTACCCGTGACCAATTTTTCACCATCGATGAAACCACCGATTTGTGTACCAACAAGCAGTTCGTATTTTCTGAGACGGCGATCGTACGGCAGCTGTTCTCTAATCAGGACAAATGGCTCTCTCGTATACCCGGATCCAGAGAAAAGGGAAACGATTGCTGAGTTGGAAATGGTTCCGTACATGCGTGTTTCGAACCGCAGGCCAGTGATCATCAACGAAGCAGAGTTAGCGGACACATTTTTAGTGAGGCCGTATGCGTTCGCGTTGATCGCCACGTTAGCGTATGGTAGGATATAATCGAGACCCACATTAGCGCTGCGTTGGTTAGTAAATCTTGTGTTAGAGGCAAAACTGAATGACATCGCGTTAGATGTCGTTGCACTAACCTGGATGACTCCTTCAAGCGAAGAACCTACAACGACGATATCGGAGTTTGCTGCAAAGGTTCCTGGCCCAGTGATATCGTAAATGCCGACTAGGGCGGCGTACGTGCCGACATTAATGGATCCAGTCGAGGTGTTCGCTGCCACACCAGATGCAAAGTACCTGTTTACGTCTGTGACCTCAACGGTGATTGCGCTACCAAGGCGATTGATATCACTGATGACTCCCCAGGTCTCTCCCTGGCTTAGAACTTGGCCAAGCTGGACGATCCCGCTTAGAACAGTTCCGCTAATAGTGTGGGTGCGGCTGAACCCGACTACTGTTGCATTCGATGCAACCGAACCGTTTGCATAAAGCTGTTGGACTGTAGACAGTGGTGTAAACACGCCGTTCGACAGTCCGCGGACCAGAAGACTCTTGTCAGAAATGATGATTTCCGATGTAGAGTTATAGCCATAGCCGCCGCTGACAAGCTCGATGTTCGCAGCACCGATAATATCACCAACCTGTCTGACGATTCCGGTAGCAAACTGCCCGTTATCGGAAATAGTTCCAACCCGCTCGCCAAGGAAAAACCCGGCGCCGCCTACTACGACTTCAAATGAAGAAGCGGACCCAACTACTTTAGGGCAGTCGCTGTAAAGAACATCCGTCCTGATAGACTCGCCATCGATGAACACCCCATTGAGGTCGGATAGGTAAAAGACTTCAACATATTTACCTTTGACACGAACTCGGTTGTACGATTCAACGAACGCAATAGCAGAAGAATCGACGCCAGTTATCAGCTTACCCACAAAGTCTTTGCTTCTGGGTGATGGTGAGATCTCAATATATGTGGGAATAACCCATCGCCCGTCCGAGAGCTTGAACATATCGTCGGCAGGATAGTAGATATGAGCGGATACGCCGTAGATCAGTTTGAAGAACAACTCGACGGACCGCGAAGAACCCTTTGACCTATGAAAGTCAAGTGCGTTCTTGATAAACAGCCGCTTAGAAGATGAAGTGGTGAACTGAATATTCGGCAGGTACTTCAGTTTGAAGTACGTCACAAACTGCTCAAGAGTTGTGTCAATATCTCTGTAGGATGGAAGGCGGCGAGCGTGATACAGCGGCTGACCAGTGGATTCCATCCACTCGTAGTAAGCCTTCACAAACTGTACGAGTACAGGTCCTTCTTCCCTGAAGATCGATGGGAACTGGCCTTCAATGTACTGGGAAATTGCCGTTTCTGTTGGCTTCATTATTCTCTAATCTGTTCTACGCTGACAGCAATGTCTTCTTCATTGATAGTCAGGATGACATTCTTGGTAGAGGTGATGTCTTTGAGGGTTGTCTTCGCATACATTTTGAGAGACGTTGAGTCAAGCATTTGTGCGATGAGAAGACTTGAAATTTGCAGACGACCAGTTGCATAATCAATGGTGCCGATGTTCTTGAGTTTGACATACTTGCCCTGCTCGTTTATGGAGACGAGACGCAGGTTGCCAAGGCCATCATCCATAATGTAGCACGTCTTGTTCGAAGAGTTGAACGCGTTCGAATAGACGGCGGCCGACTTGTAGTTCGCCACGGACTCGGCCATTGGGACAGTTGGTTGAGTGATGGCTTGATAGAAGTTTATGTCATACGTAACATTGCGGCCCAAAGACGGCTTAACATACTTTGCTGCCAGAATTTGAGTTTCGTTGGAGACAATAGAGCTATGGGAATCATCGATCGCCGCGACAATCTTCGAATAACGCCCTGTGGTTTTGAAGTCGCTTAGCTCAACCGTCTTGTAATTCAGAATAGCGGATACCACCAGCGAGGTGATATCGGATTGGGTCAGACCAGTCAGATTGATGTTATAACGTACCAGGGATTCAATGGCCAGATAAATGAACTCTGGTTGAATGAAGATCGGATCGATCGAGAGCGGCGCCCGCTCCTTCAAGAATCTGCGATATGTTTCCTCTTTGGCTTTCGGCAGCCCATCAAATCCTTGGATGTCAACTGACAGCACGACCTTACCGTATTGCGGCGGATCAGCTTCCTCGCCGCCGTACGCTGCGACAACGTTAACCTCTGGGAAGTTCATGCGTAGGAGGTTTTCATAATCCTCTGCAGTGACGGCGCGCTCTTGGGTTGTAAAAGCCCGAGGAGCATTGAACTTGATAGATTCGATAGATTCGGAAATAGCTCCACCGGCAGCAGACTGCGTTACCTCGACAGCAACAGAAGTAACGCCGATGAGGGTTGAATCGAGCTTGAAATTGTTAATGCCGTTTGGTAGCTCACCCTTTGATGTGCGGTATTCGATGAGGATAACCGAGTTATCCTTTGGTTGTCTACCTGTCACGCCGTCGCCGAAGATGACTTCATAGAAGTCCGACATCGCTGGCTGAACAAAGAAGACCTTGGATGCTTCCGTTAGGCCGAACAAAGACGTAGCTTTTACGTACTCAATAATGTTGGCGCCATTATCTTCAATCGATGATACCGTCAGAGATCTAATATCGACGTTCTTGTTGGCGATCTTGTAGGATGCAACCTCTCGCGAGTTGTCAACAATGAAGCTCTCAGTAACGTACGACCCTTCATACAGGATCACGTCATTTGCCACATACACCGAACCCTCACGATATGCCAGGGTGTTCTTATCAACGGTAAAGGAGAAGCTGTCTGGACCATTACGGCCAGTGAACGTCGTACCTTTAGGGATGAGAATGGTGGCTTGCCCTGTATCTGTAGGGGTGAATGTCAAGTTGACAGTGGCTTCAGCAGAGACGAAAGAGCGGGGAATATAGTTTAGCTCTTTGGCATGAGATACAGCAGAGTCACGCAGCTGCGCAGAGTCCAGCCACATTTCGGATCCCGTCATGTTCAAATAGAACGCATTCTGATAAGTGTTGTACGCTAACACGTCCAGGAGAACGTTAATATTCGATCCGTCGAAATCATAGTCGCGGAAGAGACTCTGCGCCTTCATGGAGGCTTTGAGAGACTCCTTTAGGTTTGCGAAGTCAAGCTCCGTGAGAATGATAGAAGAGTTTGCTGCCATTATCTGATTCTGCTAAGCTTGAGGGACAGTTGGACCGGATCAGGGATATTTATCATGGCAAAAAGAATGGTTACCTCATAAGCCTGGTTGTCGTAGTCTGGTTTGACAATAACATCGAGGAGATTGGCTCTAGGCTCATGGTTCTTGATGACCTGTTCGATCAGAGTCTTGATCGTCGTGGCCATGATAGCATCCATGGGTTCGAACAATGCCCTACGGATCTCACATTTGATGTCCGGTTGGAACAACCGTTCATTCGGCGCTGTCAGGACGAGCGACTTGATAGAACGCTTGACTGCGTTCTCATTCGTGTGACGTGCCAGTTGGTTATTCCCTGGATGCATATTCAGGTTAATGAATATGTCAGAGTAGGTCGGTTGATTTTTGGGTGTCAAGAAATCTTGGCTGGCCACTGTTAGCCTCCGGCTGAAACGTTAGATGAGCCTGAGGCCGCATGGCCGCAAGTCGCTTTATCACCGGCCCTAACCAGGGCTTTTCCATTTACAAACACCGTTGAGGAGCCAACGGACAGCTTTGCATCTCGGTGTGGCGCAGAGCCATGAGGCTCAATGTCAGTGCCTACTACGACTACCGATTTGCCATTCACAAACACGTTTGGTGAACCAGCTTTGGTGGCACCGCCAGCCAGATCAGCTTCCCTAGTCACTCCAGGCATCTTATGCCCTTATCGTGATGACAAAACCACTGATAGGTGCACCGTCTACAAACCTCAGATTTCCTTGGTGGACGGTGAACACATCGTATGGCGGCTGAACAATTCCGTTCAACGCAACTGTAACGTCTTCAGTTTCAGCGGTTATGTCTGGAACAGCATATAGAATCTCGACGCCGTCAGACACATACGTCACGTAGAACTTTTCACCTGGCAATACGAAGTTGGTCATTATTCGTTCAGATCAATCTTAGGGGCTTCAAACTTCATGTTTCCACCAGACTTAACCGTGTACGTTCCGGCTACCTCTGCTGTGTAGTCTCCATCGACTTTCAGGGTGGCATTTCCCTTGATGTAGACGTTAATCTTCCCCTCGACGTGAATCTCAGAGTTGTTAGCCACAAGCTGATAATCATCACCGACCACCTTTCGAACCATACGGCCCGTGTGATCAATTTCAAAATACGTTCCACTCTTGTGGAACACATGGATTCTCTCGGCTTCTGGGGTGTCGTCAATCTCGATGACATGACCAGACGGGGTAGTGATAACCTTGTTGTGAGGGTACTTGGCTGCAAAGGCAGATTCTGGCTCTGGACCTATTGGCTCTTTGATGACTATGTTTTCGCCTCGAGCCAGTTTTGAGACGTCATGCTTATTTATGTCGTTCTCTGGAATCTTGTTGAACGTGAATTGGAGGAACGGCTGGCGCTTGGTTTTCTTGTCAAGGTACGTTCCCATTACATACGAACCAACTTCTATCCATGTTGGGCTAGTGCCGACGCCGTTTAATGACGCTGACGTGAGCGGGAGACCGACGGTGCACCACGGCAAATCGTCGACAGCTGTCGGCGTGTCGGTGTCATTTTGATTGATGATGCGAACCTTGACACGACCAAGCTGTAGCGGGTCATCCAGATCTTCAACGATTGCGATGAAGAATGTGTCCTCGCCCGTTGCAGCCGGAGCTTTGATATGGTTACTTCTAGCCATTGACCAGGTTCCCCTTAATCAGTTCGCATGTCATAGAATGAACTGGAGTTGCTGCCATAAGAGAAATGTTTGAAACTAGACGGCTGATCATGAAGTTTCCAGAATAGCGCCTGTCGAGTGGTTCACTTTCCCCGCCCTTTGTGAGGCCAGATGACGTTGGAATATTCACCTCGATCACGTCCCCAGCATTGATAGCCAAATCCCCATAAATCTCAATCCGATACAGTTGTTGCACGAGTTTGTGAACGTATGAAGAACGCTCCATGATCATCTCATGAATAGCTGGATCTGACTTTGAAGAATCGATCAGATTCATCAAGTAGGCTGACGGCTCTTCACCATCTTCAACTTGTCCAGAAGAAGAACGCAGAGATGCGGCGTCATCATCAGCGTAAATAAACCCAGCGGATGATTCTGAATCCTTGTATGATTTGTCTGTGACCTCGCCGGTTAGCATATCAAAGGTTTTCATTTTGGCATTGAGTTGGCCTCCGAACATACCTTTCATAGCATTAGTGTCACTTAAACGTGACATTCCAACAACCTGGCGGAAATTGTTCTGATAGATTGACCGGTTCGAAGCAGAATCAAAAAAGAAAACTTTGTCTCCGATTTTGGTCTTTCCGATTTTGAATAGCTGCTCTACTGAGAAGAAGTTAAAGCCATGCTTGTTTTCAAAGAAGCAAAACGCCGAGCTAGACTCGTTGATGTTTCTAGTAAGCATACGAACTTTATCGATGGCTTGTAAGGGTCTAAGACCTGTAAGATCAAAGTCTACCTTAGCGTACACACCCTCACCCGTTGAAAACTCCTTGTCAGTTTTCAACAGGGTAACCATCTTCTGCAGAACGTCAACAGGATTTGAGTCTGGATAGATTTCGTTGATTGGACGAATATTCCGCCTAAACTCCTTTGAGACACAATAGAGGTTATAGGCTGAAGACTTACCGTCGATGATTTGTTGTTTGTCTCGAATTTCAATAATGTCAAACCGCATAGTGAAGATGTCATCCATCCCAGGGGTCTCGATATCCATTTCAATATATTCCTCGCCAATAAGTGGAAAGGATTCTGCAAGACCAATGGCGTCGGATATAGTAAAGACTGCCGTCAATACAGGGTTCATGATCGATTCATAGATCTTGATGTTCTTCACTAGTTTGATCATGTTGGAAACGGAGCGGGCCCGATCCAATGACCACAGTGTCATTGAGTGAATTTTAATATCGCCTGGTCTAAAGCTCTTCATTACGAATTAATAACCTTCTTCAAGTCCTTCTCGACCTGGAAAGCAACTTGCTTATTAACCATCGAAATGTTTCTCTTGACTGCGTTAGCGGCTGCTTCGAAATCGTAATATGTCAGGGGAGCCCAATAACCAGATTCGGACGGATCTATGTTAACCACCTCGACCAAAGTGTCAGCCGGTTGCACGTATGCGTCACCGGAAATAGAACCCATAATATGCTTAATGCCGACTGTGGTACCTGAGATGGTCTCAACCTGAGCGGCGTATTCATCGCCATTTGCATCTAGGGCGGTGAAAAACGCACCCACTGTAAAATCATCAGGGGTTTCCACAGAAATGAAAGCAGATCTATTTGTAGCCACAGCGTGTGTGTCTCTAGCACGGACATACTTGATAGGTTCTGCGTACATATCGGTAACAACAGCCCTCCAGTATTTTTTATGTTCACCAGGCAAGGAGGTGTACGCCGCAGGGGTAAGTTCGCGCTTGTCGGCCGCCCAGTTTAACACCCATGAGTGAATTGTATTTTGGGCGGCGTTTACCGATCCATATTTCTTAGCGATGAAAAGATTGAAGTCTGTTTCACTCAAGAAATAATCATGATACGGGTCGACGACCCCGTTGGCTAGATAAATCAGCCATGCATAATCTGGATCATCATAGTAATCGTTAGCAACAACATCGGCCCGCTGTTCTTCTGGCAGAGTATAATCATAGAACACGTTTGGCGAGTTAAAGCGGTCGTATTGCAATTTTGGCCTGCATAGAATGTTCTTTGCAAGCTGACCATTATAGCTTACTGATGGAAACTTAGAAAAATATTTACCCATTAAAAATTTCCATTATTCTACTGGAGTCGCCGGGAAGAAACTAGTAATTTGTTGACCAACTTCAGCCACAGCATCTGGAGTCGATCTAATGAGAGACTCGATATTGGCACCAAACTGATCGAACTCAGCAAGCCCAGGTGCAGTACTGGCAAACTGGCCGTCTATATCCGGGTAATTCGCACCTTGTGCATTACCGATATCGCCGGACGTGAAGTATTCGATTTCTTTGAATCCTAAAGACATCTGCTGTAGAACCGGGGCGCCATCGGCATGGAATGATGGGACACCAGATGAAGCATAATTCATGTTGGTGAAGGAAATAACACACATTTTGAAAGGGTAAAGTTCCTTACCATCTTTGGCATATATCCTAACCTTTACCATCATCGGATAGTCAAGTGTGGTATTTGAGGCATTAGCAGTAAATGCAGGCAGTGCTGCTCTTTTGATTCGGTAGTATATTTCCTTGAGGTTCCTAGAATCTTGAGCGTTTCTAGGCGCAAATGCCCAGGAAAACTGGTGCTCTCGCAAAGACACGCCCCTGAAGAACAACGCCAAGTGTGGGTTAACTATAGAACCTAAGGTTTGATCAACAAGGCCTGACAAGCCATCGCTATCCACGCCAAAATTGGACAAACCACTAGCCAGACCAGTAATAGCACTCTGGCCAACCCCTCTTGCAGCTCCAATGAGACCTGGGCCGGTTGGTGCTTGACCAGAATCAATAGCATTGACCACATTGCCTAATGTCGCCCCATAGTGACCTTCGCTATAGGACATTCCATAAGTTTCTAGAAGATTGTTTGGAATTGGTAGCGAGATAGAGAATCGCATTGAACCAGTCGGAGGCTTAGATAGGTCAGGACGTTCATATTCCATGAACTCTAGGCACATACGATAATCGTTTGGAAGATCCGCAGGGTAGCGCGACGTATCTGTGTATTGCCCATCCTCTTGAGATTCTGGAATGACAGACTGTGGGTCGAATCTGATTTCACCACCACCTCTAGTCCTGATCAAATCAGATCTAGAAATACGTTCGATCGCCGGTACACCCCCACCTAAGGAAGCCATAGATGAAAATGCTTGAGGTGCCGATGACAACAACGCATCAGTTCTTGCAGCGGCGAAGGCTGTAGCCGACTGCAAGGATTGCCCAGCCTGGGCTAAGCGTGTAGCCAAATCACCAGACAGCTGCGATGTTAGATTGGACGCCTTACTATTCAGGGCCGAGAGGAGCTTATCCTTTGGGTTTAGCCCAGTGGCCTTTAGCATCTTCTTCGGGTCGAAAGATGACATCTCGTTCCTTACATAAATAGACGGAGTTCATCTTATTTATGTT